TGCGCTGGCACAAATGGCGGCCGGGTGGGAGGGGCTGAAGGCGGCCGGGCTTTCGGCGCTTGAGGGCACCATCGCGGGCGTGGTCAGCTTCGGCGACCGGACGGCGGCCATCTTCCAGGGGGCCTATGATGCAGCCGTGGCGATCTGGGGCAGTCTGCCCGGTGCCATCGGTGACTTTGCCTTTCAGGCCGCAAATGGATTGATCTCCGGCGTCGAGGCGATGCTGAACGGTGTCGTCACCCGGATCAACACTTTCATCAACGGGTTGAACGCCGCTCTGGCCCTGCTGCCGGAATGGGCAACGGGTGAAGGTGGGGTCCGGATCGGCACGCTGGAGCCGGTAGACCTGGCGCGGATCGGCAATCCGTTTGAAGGTGCTGCAACCGCAGCGGGTGCCGCCGCAGCCGATGCCTTCTCCGCCGCTCTGTCGCGCACCTATCTGGAACCACCTGACCTCGGTCTTGGCACAATGGCTGACGACGCACGGAGCCGCGCCGACGGCTATCGCGAGGCGGCGGGAATGCTGGCGGATGCCGCCGGTCGACCGTTGGACAGCTGGCAAGCGCTGCGCGACGCGGTGACCGGCAGCGGGGTGGAGGCTGAAGCCGCACTGGCCGATGCTGCGGCCTCGGCGGATGCGCTCGGGCTGGAATTGGACGAGACTGCCGCCGCTGCCGGTGGTGCGGGAGCTGCCGCACGCGCTGCCGGGGCGGCAGCAGCTGAGGGCGCGGAGCAAGCCGCAACAGGCTGGGGCGCAGTCACCGCAGCGCTCGCCGACTATGCCGCCAAGGCCCGCGACATTGGTGGCGATATTGGCCAGACACTGGTCAGCGCATTCCAAAGCGCCGAGAACGCGGTGGCCACTTTCGTCAAAACCGGCAAGCTCGACTTCCGCGACCTCGTCACGTCGATGATCGCCGATCTGGCCAAGCTGGCGGCCCGGCGCTTCATCCTCGGGCCTATTGCCAATGCCCTCTCGGGCGCGCTGGGCGGTGCGGGTGGATTGTTCGCAGATATCCTGCATTCCGGTGGCACGGTCGGATCGCCGGGCCCGGGCCGCATAGTGCCAGCCATGGCCTTCGCCGGTGCCCCGCGTATGCATTCCGGTGGCTGGGCAGGCATCAAACCCGACGAGGTTCCCGCAATCCTGCAACGTGGTGAGCGCGTGCTGTCGCGCCGGGAAGCTGCTGGCTATGGCCGGGGTCAAAGTGCAGCCTCGAATATCTCCGTCACAATCAACGCGCGCGATGCTGAAAGCTTCCGGCAATCGCGCACGCAGGTCGCGGCCGACATCGCCCGCGCCGTGTCGCTGGGCCGAAGGGGCATGTAATGGCGTTTCACGAGGTTCGGTTTCCCGACAACATCAGCCGTGGCGCACGCGGCGGGCCAGAACGGCGCACCCAGATCGTTGAACTGGCGAGCGGTGACGAAGAACGCAACGCCAGCTGGGCCAATTCCCGCCGCCGCTATGATGTGGCCTATGGCATTCGCCGCGCCGACGATCTGGCAGCGGTCGTCGCCTTCTTCGAGGCGCGCAACGGCCGCCTGCACGGCTTTCGCTACAAGGACTGGGCCGACTACAAATCCTGCCTGCCGTCGCAGGCCGTGGCCCCGACCGACCAGCCCATCGGCACCGGCAATGGCGCTGTCACGACCTTCGGCCTGCTGAAACGCTATACCTCCGGCGCGCAAAGCTGGACCCGCGCCATCGCCAAGCCGGTTGCAGGCAGCGTCCGTCCTGCCCTGAACGGCGTCGAGCAGATGTCAGGCTGGACCGTCGACACCACCACCGGCAGTGTCACGTTCGCCACCGCCCCCAGCGCAGGCGTTGCGATCACGACAGGCTTCGAATTCGATGTGCCGGTGCGTTTCGATACCGACACGCTGGACGTGACCCTCGATATCGAGCGGCTCGGCTCGATCACCTCCATCCCCCTGCTGGAGATCCGCAGATGAAATCCCTCTCTCCAGCACTGCAAGCCCATCTGGACGATGGCACCACAACCCTGTCCTGGTGCTGGCGAATTTCGCGGGCGGATGGTGTCGCGCTGGGCTTTACCGATCATGATCGCGCCCTCAGCTTTGACGGCACCGAGTTTGAGCCTGAAAGTGGCTTTGCCGCCTCGGAAATCCGCTCAGGCTCCGATCTCGCCGTCGATGCACAGGATGCCACCGGCGTGCTGACGTCGGACCGCATCACCGAGACTGACATTCTCGACGGGCGCTGGGACAATGCCGACGTTGAGCTCTGGCGGGTGAACTGGACCGACACCAGCCAACGCGTACTCTTGCGCTGGGGAGCGGTGGGGCAAATCCGGCGCGGTCGCATGGCGTTCGTGGCCGAGGTGCGATCCTTGGCGCATGTGCTGGGCCAGACCGTCGGGCGCACGTTTCAGGCCGGGTGTGATGCGGCGTTGGGCGATACGCGCTGCGGGATCAATCTGGAAAACGCCGTCTACAAAGGCACCGGCGTCGTCACTGACCTGTTGCGCGACCGGGCGTTCATGGCGTCTGGTTTGTCCGGTTTTAACGCTGGCTGGTTCACATCCGGAACAGTCACCTGGACAAGCGGTGCAAATGCCGGTCGCATCACCGAAGTGCTGGCTCATGGCCTGACCGATGCCATCGCGACCATGACCCTCTTGGAAGCCCCCGTGCGCGCCATCACCGAGGGGGACAACTTCATCGCGCGGGCGGGCTGCGACAAGCGGATTGCCACCTGCGGCGCGAAGTTCGCCAACACCGCCAACTTTCGCGGGTTCCCAAACATTCCGGGCCAAGATTCCGTGTTGCGCTATGCCAGCCAGGACGGTGGCCATGAAGGGGGCGTGCTGTGATGAACGACGTTTCCGTTGGAAACGGCGGGCGGCAGTGCATCGTCTCACGATGCACGAGAGCCATCGCTGATCCCGTCCTCGTTGTCGCCACGGCGCGAAGCTGGCTGGGCACGCCCTACCATGATCAGGCCAGCTTGCGAGCGGTCGGCTGCGATTGCCTTGGCCTTGCACGCGGCGTTTGGCGCGACGTGGTCGGGAACGAGCCTTTTCCGATCCCGCCCTACAGTCGGGATTGGGGCGAAACTGGGCCGCACGAGGTGCTGGCGAACGGTGCCGCATCGATGTTGATCCCGATTGCAATGAGTGATGTCGGTCCCGGCGCGCTGGTCCTGTTCCGCATGGCCCCACGCGCCATTGCCAAGCATGTCGGGATCGTGGCCGCGCCCGACCGATTTATCCATTCCTACGAGCGCCTTGGCGTCGTCGAGGAAACCCTGACCCCTGTCTGGCGACGGCGTATTGCCTTCGCCTTCCTGTTTCCGCCCTCCGGCAGCATCTGAAAGTCCTCATATGGCAATGCTTGTACTCGGCGCGGCTGGCGCTGCGATCGGTGGTTCCATCGGCGGCACTCTCCTTGGAGTCAGCGCCGTCACAATCGGCGGCTTTATCGGATCGAGCGTGGGGTCCTTGGTCGACAACTGGATCGTGTCGTCCCTCGCGCCCGCTCAACGCATCGAGGGCGCGCGCCTTGACGGGTTGCGGATCACCTCCGCGACCGAAGGGGCCGTGATCCCGCGCCTCTTTGGCCGGATGCGCATCGGCGGCAATATCATCTGGGCCACCGATTTCCGCGAAGAGGTCAACACCACCAGCCAAGGCGGTGGCAAGGGCAGCGGGCCGAAGGTCACGACCACCGAGTATCTCTACTATGCGTCTTTTGCCGTCGCTTTGTGCGAGGGCGAGATCACCGGTATCGGCCGCCTCTGGGCAGACGGCAAGGCGATGGATATGACCGGCGTCACCTGGCGCTGGTATCCGGGCGACGAGACGCAAGGCCCAGACCCGTTCATTTCGGCGAAGATGGGGGCCGCCAACACGCCCGCTTATCGCGGCACCGCCTATGTGGTGTTCGAAGAGCTGGACCTCAGCGCCTTCGGCAATCGCCTGCCTCAGATCAGCTTCGAGGTGTTCCGGCCCCTCGCGGATCCGGACACGGCCGAGGGGTTGGTCAAAGCCGTCACGCTGATCCCGGCCTCTGGCGAGTTCAGCTACGCGACGGTGCCAGTTAAGAAATCGAGCGGCGCTGGTGGGGCGACGGTTGCCGAAAACCTGAACGCCATTTCCGACACCGCCGATATCGTTGTGGCGCTGGATCGTCTGCAATCCATGGCACCGGCAGTGGAAAGCGTCTCCCTCGTCGTAGCGTGGTTCGGCGATGACCTGCGCGCAGGCAATTGCAAGGTTCGCCCCGGCGTCGAGGTCGCGGCCAAGACCACCACGCCCACGTCTTGGTCGGTTAACGGCGTCAGCCGCGTCAATGCGTTTCTGGTCAGCCGCGACGCCGAGGACCGCCCGATCTATGGCGGCACCCCGGCGGATTTCGCGGTGGTGCAGGCGATCAAGGAAATGAAGGCGCGCGGACTGCGGGTGACCTTCTATCCGTTCCTGCTGATGGACGTCCCGCCCGGCAATACCAAGCCCAACCCCTACAGTGCCAATGCCGCCACGGTGGGTCAGCCGACGTTTCCTTGGCGCGGCCGGATCACGTGTTCCCCAGCGGCTGGCTTTGCTGGATCGGTGGACAAAACCGGCATGGCCGCTTCGCAGGTCACGGCCATGTTTGGCACTGCGACACCCGCAAATTTCAGCGTCTCCGGCGAAAATGTCAGCTGGACCGGCCCCGTGGGCGAATGGGGACTGCGTCGGATGATCTTGCACTATGCGCATCTGTGTAAAGCTGCCGGTGGCGTCGATGCTTTCCTGATTGGTTCGGAATTGCCCGGCCTAACCACGATCCGCAGCGGGGCCGCAACCTATCCGACAGTCACGGCGTTCAAAAGCCTCGCGACGTCTGTCAGGTCAATCCTCGGCGTTGGGCCCAAGATCAGCTATGCATCCGACTGGTCGGAATACTTCGGCCATCATCCAGGCGACGGTTCTGGCGATGTCTATTTCCACATCGATCCGCTCTGGTCGGATGCCAATATCGATTTCATCGGCATCGACAACTACATGCCGCTGTCGGACTGGCGCGACGGGTTCGATCATTCTGATGCAGCACTGGCTCCAGCGATCTATGATCGGGACTATCTTCAGTCGAACATTATCGGCGGAGAGGGTTTCGAGTGGTTCTATGCCAACCCGTCTGATCGCGCTGCACAGCTTCGCACACCCATCACCGATGGCGCAGTCGCGAAGCCGTGGGTGTTTCGCTACAAGGATCTGCGCGCCTGGTGGTCGAACCCTCATTCCAACCGCCCGGGCGGGGTGGAAAGCGGGACGCCGACGGCATGGGTGCCGCAATCGAAGCCGATCTGGTTCACCGAGCTGGGCTGCCCGGCTATTGACCGCGGCACCAACCAGCCGAACGTCTTCTTCGATCCGAAGTCCTCGGAAAGCTTCACGCCGTATTTCTCACGCGGCTGGCGCGACGATGCGATCCAGCGCGCCTATCTGGAAGCGACGTATCTGTTCTGGTCAGCTCCAGCCAACAACCCGCTGTCGGGAGTGACGGGCGCGCGCATGGTCAATGTGCCGGAATGCGCCGCATGGACCTGGGACGCGAGACCCTATCCATTCTTTCCCGAACTGACGGACGTCTGGACCGATGGCCCGAATTGGCAACTCGGTCACTGGCTGACCGGGCGTCTTGGCGCAGTATCATTGGCAGCCCTTGTTCGTCACCTTTGCCTGCGCGCCGGAATGCCGGAAGCTCATATCGACGTTTCCGGGCTTTGGGGCGCGGTCGAGGGCTATGTCATCTCAGCGTTGGAAGCCCCGAGGGCGTCGATTTCGACGCTTGCCCGGCACTTTGGCTTCGATGCCATTGAGAGCGAGGGGCGCATCCGCTTCCTGATGCGCGGCCGGATTGCCAGTCTGACCATCACGCCCGACAGCATGGTGGCCCCGGCTTCTGCGCAGGGCGATGTGATGGAATTGACCCGCGCGCAGGAAACCGAACTGCCGCAGGCGCTCAAATGGCAAGTAGCGCGGGCTGACGAGGATTATGACGCTGCGCAAGTCGAAGCACGGCGCATAACCGTCGATACCACACGCATCGCGTCCGAGGCGTTCCCAATGGCGGTGCCGCCCGAAGAGGCGGAGCGCCGTTGCCGTCGTGCGCTGATGGAGGCTTGGGTCGGGCGCGAAAGTGCCGTGTTCCGCCTGCCGCCCTCGCGGCTGGCGCTGGACCCTTGCGACGTGATCCTGCTCGATCATGATGGCCGCCTGACAGAAATGCGGCTGGTATCGATTGCGGATTCGGACCTGCGCAGCATCGATGCGGTGCGCCAGGACCGGGCCGTCTACGATCTGCCGCCCGGCGAGCCGCGCCCAGCCTCACTGTCGACGCCCACGGTGTTCGGAACACCCGATGTGATCCTGCTTGACCTGCCGCAGCTACGGGAGGATCAGCCTGCGCACCGGCCGGTCATTGCAGCCCATGCAAAACCGTGGCCCGGCGAAATGGCGGTGTATCGCAGCGCCGCGACGGATGGGTTTGACCTGCTGACAACATTTGGCACGCGCGCCCGCATGGGTGTGTTGGCTGCGGACTTCTTTTCCGGACCAGTGTCGCGCTTCGATCTTGGTAATGCGCTGGTCATCGATCTGTTCTCAGGCACGCTGGAGAGTGTCACCGACATTGCCTTGCTGGGCGGGGCCAATGCGCTGGCGGTAGAAACTGGTCTCGGGCAATGGGAAATCGTCCAAGCGGGCGCGGCAGAACTGATTGCGCCAGGACGATATCGCCTGACCCGGCTGCTGCGTGGCCAACGCGGAACCGAAGGGGCTGTTGTCAGCATCGTCCCGACCGGCGCGCGGGTTGTCGTGCTGGACACCACGCTGGCCTCACTACCGATTTCTGAGGCCGATCTTGGTCTGCCATGGAACTGGCGCATCGGCCCGGCCTCACGCCCGGTCGGCGATGAAACCTTTGTCGCGGCCACATTCACGCCGGAGGGCGCTGGGCTGCGGCCCTTCTCGGGGTGCCATGTTCCACAGCCATGGCGAACAGCGCGCAACCCGGGCGACTTGACGATCCGCTGGACACGCAGGTCACGGTCGCTTGCAGCCGATAACTGGGGCGCGGGCGATGTGCCATTGGCCGAGGACAGCGAGGCCTATGAGGTCGATATTCTGGACGGGGCAACAGTCACGAGAACCTTACAAGTTGCCACTCCCTCGGCCCTTTACACCGCCGCCCAGCAGACAGCCGATTGGGGATCCGTCCTCGTTTCTGGCCAGACCCTCTCAATCCGCATCTACCAGCTTTCCGCCCTGATCGGGCGCGGGGCACCACGATCTGTCACGCTCACCTTCTGAAAGCAGGACCATGTCCGACATCACCACCCATCTCCTGCTGCCATACATCCTGGCATCGCAGGCGCAAAAGCATGTCACCCATAACGAGGCGCTGCGGCTGCTGGATGCCATGGTGCAACTATCGGTTCTGGATCGCAGCCGCACCGCACCGCCTGCATCTCCCGCAGATGGCGACCGGTATATCGTGGCCTCGGGTGCCACTGGTCTCTGGGCAGGCTGGGATTTGAACGTCGCCTTCTGGGTCGATGGCGTTTGGATGCGCTTGGTGCCGCGCCCGGGCTGGCTGGCGTGGATCGCGGATGAGGCTACCTTTGTTGTCTGGAATGGCACCACCTGGGATGCGGTCGGCGAACCGGTGGATGTGTCTGATGCCATCTTCAGTCTGGTGCACAATGCCGATCCAACGAAGAAGGCGACGTTTTCTTTGTCGGGGATCACAACAGGCACCACCCGAACCTTCACTCTGCCAAACACGTCCTCGGAACTGGCAATCCTTGCGGGCACGCAAACGTTCAGCGGTAACAAGACCTTCTCCGGCACCCTGACGGCGTCGGGCACGGTGACCGTATCGGCGGCTGCGGCAAACATCGGCACGGCAACGACGACAGCAACCTATGGGATGGGAAGCGGGGCTACGAGCACCGGGGTCACCAAGACCGTGAACCTCGGCACCGGGGGCGCATCGGGATCAACCACGGTCGTCAACATCGGGTCAGCCACCGCAGGGGCTGGTGGGGCCACGGTGGTGAACACGCCGACCGTCACCTTCGCCAATGCCGTGACGCAGGTCGGGATGCCGCAAGCCAACCTGACCTCCCAGCTGCTGGGCCTCGGCGGGGCCACAGCCGACAGCTACAACCGCCTGTCGATCAACGCCCCGGCCATGCTTTTCAACAATGCAGGCGCTGGGATCGAGGCCACGTTCAACAAGAACGCCGCTGGAAACGACGCCGCCTTCGCCTTCAAGACCGGGTTTTCCGCACGGGCGCTGATCGGGTTGCTGGGCAATGACGACTTCAGCTTCAAGGTCAGCCCGAACGGATCAACCTTTTTTGATGCCATCAGAATCGACCGCAACTCCGGCCGGGTTGAGCTGCCCGAACCGCTGCACATGCCCAGCCTGCCCGCCGCCCCGGACCCGCCGCCTGCGGGCAAGCTCGCCGTCTACGCCCGGGATCGCGCCGGGGCCGGATGGCTGGACGTGCAGCGCCCCTCGGGCCGGTTCTTTCCGCTGCAGCCGCACTTCGGGGTCAACCGGATCGCGACATGGGCACCCTCGACCAGCACAACCGTCAACACAAATGGCATGCCGCGTACCGCCGTCGGCACGGTTGCGACGCCAACTTTGGCCACCACCAACCTTTCCACCAGCATGCGGCGCTGGCGGGTGACCAGTGCCGCAACAGCCGACGCGGTGGCCGAAGAACGCTCCGCTGGCTGGGTCTGCTGGCGCGGCAATGCCGATGGTTTGGGCGGATGGAACTACGTCAACCGGCTGTCTCTGACGACCCTGCAGGCCAACGGCATGGGGTTCTTCGGGCTTTATGGGTCGACTGCTGCGCTCGCCACCACGCTGACATTGGCGGCTGCGGTCAACTGCATCGGCATCGGCTTCCAGCGCGGCACCCATACCAACTGGCAGCTGGTGCACAACGATGGCTCCGGCGCGCCGACGCTGACCGATCTGGGCGCCAGTTTCCCGGTCAACAGCCTGACCAATGTGCTGACGCTCTATATCGCCGCCGCGCCGAACGGATCCGACATCGGCGTCCGTGTGGTCGAGGAAGTCAGTGGGGTGGCGGTGGAGTTCACCATTACCACCGACATGCCCGCCGCCACCCAGCTTCTGAGTCCACGCAACTACATGAACACCGGTGCTACGGCGGCGGCCGTCGCCTACGACTGCTCCGGTGTCTACGTCGAGACCGATTACTGAAGGATAATTAAGATGACAGAAGACAACTCTCTATTGCAGGAGGTTGGCGCAGCCTTGCGTGACCACGGCATCACCGCAGCCATAACTGCCCTGATCGGCGGCACGATTGCCCTTCTGGCCGCCGTCACGCGCCGGGCGTTCACCAATGATGCCATGCTGGCGCGGCTGGACCGCGAACTGTTGGCAGAACGTGACCGCGTCGACCGCCAGCGCGCGGAAGACCGCAAGGGCGATGCTGACCGGCTGGAGCGGATCGAGACAGACATTCGCGCCATGCGCGATCTGATGCTCATAGCCTTCCAGCGCGGCCGCACCGACTGACCGACGACCAAACCCATCACCAAACCTGTCACCCGACCCGCCCCAGAGGCGGGTTTTGCATTTCTGGAGCCCAATCATGCCGACCACGACCTATGCCCATTTCCGCGACGTCCCCGAAAGCGCCTGGCGCTGGCCGAGCTTTTCCCCGGCCGAGATCGCCTGCCGCGGCACCGGGGCGATCAAGATCAACACCGACGCGATGGACAAGCTGCAATCCCTGCGCAATCGGCTAGGCAAACCGCTGATCGTTCGCTCCGGCTACCGCAGTCCAAGCCACAACCGCGCAGTCGGCGGGGCACCGGCGTCAAAGCACATGCTGGGCACCGCGTTCGACATCGCCATATCGAACCATGATCCCGCCACCTTCGCAGAGGCCGCGCGCGCCGTGGGTTTCCTCGGTTTTGGCACCTATCCCCGCTCGGGTTTCATGCACATCGACCTCGGGCCCGCCCGGTCTTGGGGCGAACCCTTCCCCGCCCGCGCCACACCCTTTGTGCAGGAGGTGCCGCCCGCCCGCGAAGTGCTGGCCGACAGCCGCACCCTGAAAGGCGGTGGAGCAGCCGGGATCGCCACCGTCGGTGCTGCCGGTGTTGAAGTGGCCCAAGACGTCCTGGCGGAAACCCAATCCGCCATTCTGCCGCTGGTGCCCTACCTCGACACCCTGCGCTGGGTGTTCATCGCAGTGGCGCTGATCGGCATCGCCGTCGCCATCCACGCGCGGATCGACGACTGGAAACGAGGGCAGCGATGATGGGCTGGATCGTCGCCATCCTCACGGGCGACCCGGCTCGTAAAGCACTGGGCTTGTTTTTGGCGGCGACCACCATCGCCCTATTCTTGCTGAACCTCCGCCGCTCTGGTGAGCAGGTCGGGCGGTTGGCGGAGCGACTTTCAACATCGGAGAGAACCCATGAAATCCAACGCCAGATGCTGGACGCCGCCAGCCGCCGCCCTCATGGCCGCGACGATCTTATTGAGCGCCTGCGCGATGGGCGGTTCTGATGTTCTTGCACCCTGCCCACCGGTGGTGGAGTACAGCCGAGCCGAGCAGTCAAGAATAGCAGAAGAGACTCATGCGCTGCCCGAAGATGCGAAGATCATCCACTGGCTTGCCGACTACGCGGTCATGCGTGAACAGGCACGAGCCTGCGCAATCGCGGGGCCATGATATGAAGGCGAAGAGTTGCGCTGGATTGAGCGTCAGTCCCGCAGGCTGGACAAGACCGCGCAGTCGGGAACGCTTGTGCCCGAGCACCGTCTTGCCGTTTCGGAAAGTACCGACTCGATGCGCTGCAGATCCACGATCTTGGCGCGCACCTCGGCCAGATGAATTTCGGTCTTTTCCTTGACGGCCGCACAGGTGCGCAGCGCTCCATCGCCAAGTCCAAGCAGGCCGCGGATATCCTCCAGCGAAAAACCCAACTCGCGGGAGCGCAGGATGAAGTGCAGGCGTTGCACATCGGCCGCGTCATAGGTCCGGTGGCCTGCTGTGGTGCGGGCGGGGAGTGGCAGGATGCCTGCCCCTTCGTAATAGCGGATGGTTTCAAGGTTGCAGCCGGTTGCACGGGCCAAATCGACGCGACGCAGGGCCTTGGGGATCGCGCTGTTGTGATCGGCGAGCATGGCAATTTTCCTTGCACCTGTAGTTGCTACAGACCGTAGGCAGGTTGCAACGCGATGACAAGGAGCCTGCGCATGAGCGACCTTCACGATAGTGAAACCACCTCGGTCGGGGCTGACCGCAAGGGGCTGTTTGCGGCCTTGGGTCTGGCGGGGGCCTTCCTGGCCTCGGCCTGCTGCATCCTGCCGCTGGCCTTCGTAACGCTGGGCGTCTCGGGCGCATGGATCGGCAATCTGACGGCGCTGGAACCCTACAAGCCGCTGACCTCGGGTATTGCCATCGTCTTCATCGGCCTGGGCTTCTGGCATATCTATTTTCGCAACAAGCCGGTCTGCGTTGAAGGGTCATACTGCGCCCGCCCGCAATCCTCGCGCGTCACCAAAACGGCCCTATGGGCCGCGATGGTGCTGGTGCTCTTGTCGTTGACGCTCAACTGGTGGGCGCCGCTCTTGTACTGAAACCAAAGGAGATAATGAATGAAACGGATCGCTATTCTGGCTTTTGGCGCGCTGATGCTGGGCCTTCCCGCCCTCACTCACGCGACCTTCGCACAATCGGCCACCGAGGCTGTGCAGTCCGAGACCACCTTCTACGTCGATAACATGACTTGCGCGCTGTGTCCGGTGACGGTCAAGGCCGCGATGAGCGGGGTCGCCGGGGTAAATTCGGTCGCAATCGATTTCCCAGCCCGCACCGCACATGTGATCTTTGATCCGGCGTTGACGGATACGGCTGCTATCGCCCATGCCTCCGAACAGGCAGGCTATCCTGCCGCTGTCCAGGGCTAGGGTCGATGCGCGACGACCTGCAAGGCGGCCTGTTGGCGACGCTCGTCGCTGCACCGATCGTCGTGGCCTGTTACGGCGGCGCGGTGTTGTTGGCGGCCGCCGCCGTAGTCGTGGGCGGCGGGTTCACCGGCCTCGGTGGCCTAGTCACGATGTTGGTGGTCGCCGTCGCCGCCCTGACGATGCTCAGCATGGGGCGGGCGGGCATGGCTTGCGCGCTGCCTGACATCGACAATGAACCAGGGAAGCCGGAAATTCATGGCACTTGAACCCGAAAAACCCGATATCCGCTTGGTGACGGTGGGCTTGATCGGCACTGTCATATTGGCGCTCTGCTGTTTCACCCCGGTTCTGGTGGTGCTTCTTGGCGTCGTCGGTCTGTCGGCGATGCTGGGTTGGCTCGACTATGTCCTGTTGCCCGCATTGGCCTTCTTCATCGGTCTGACAGTCTATGCCGTCTGGCGCCGCCACCGGCGCATCAAGAACCCCTAAAATGCGGTCGCCGTGCAGCACCGATCATCAGGGAGCATCAGAAGCCCAAACAGGAGATGACTTTCATGACCGACGCATATGACTACGACCTGATTGTGATCGGGGCCGGGACTGGCGGAAACGGGGTTGCCCGGATGGTGGCGGCGGAGGGATGGAAGGTCGCCAGCATCGACAGCCTGCCCTATGGCGGAACCTGTGCCCTGCGGGGCTGCGATCCCAAGAAAATGCTGATCGGCGTCACTGAGGGTGTGGACTGGGCTCACAACATGGCGGGCAAGGGGCTGAAAGCCGAAACGTCGGTCAACTGGCCCGACATGATCGCCTTCAAGCACACCTTCACCAACGCAATGCCGCCGCGCATCGAGGCGAGCTTCCGCATGGCTGGAATCGCGTCGCTGCATGGCGAAGCCCGGTTCACTGGGCGCGACACGATCGAGTTGAACGGCAAAACCATGCGCGCCAAGCATTTTCACATCGCCACCGGCGCGCGCCCGATGACGCTGAATATTCCCGGTGAAGAGATGCTGATCACCAGCACCGAATTTCTGGACCTACACGAGCGTCCCGACAGGATCGCCTTTGTCGGCGGCGGGTTCATCGCGATGGAGTTCGCGCATATCGTCAAACGCGCTGGGGCGCGGGCGGTCACGGTGCTGGAAATGGCCAAACGGCCGCTCGGACCCTTCGATACCGATCTGGTGGGGATGCTGGTGGAGGCCTCGGTAGAGTTGGGTATCGACGTGCAAACCGAAGCAAAAGTGCTGAAGGTCGAAAAGCGCGACGCCGAATTCGCCGTTTCCTATCAAACGCCGTCTGGCATCAAAACGCTGACCTGCGATCTGGTGGTCCATGCTACAGGGAGGATACCAAATATCGACCATCTGAACCTGCCCGCCGCCGGGGTCGAAGCAGGGTTGCGCGGCATCAAGGTCAACGCAGCCATGCGTACCACCAATCCCGCAATTTTCGCAGCCGGGGATTGTGCCGATAGCGGCCTGAATCTGACCCCGGTCTCGGCCTATGAGGGGCGCATCGCGGGCAAGAATCTGTTGGCCGGGAAGGATGATCGGTACGTGTCCTACCCGCCCGTGCCAAGCGTCGTGTTCACGCTGCCCCCGGTCGCTACCGTTGGCCTGTCCGTGGCGGCGGCGACAGAGAAGGGTCTGAAGTTCGAGACGCATTTCGAGAAAACATCGGACTGGTATTCCTCGATGCGGGTCGGCGCAAAGTGGACCGGCTTCAAAGTGCTCGTGGAACAGCGAACCGGCCTGATCCTTGGCGCGCATCTGATCGGGCCGGGCGCCGAGGAACAGATCAATCTCTTTGCCATGGCAATGGGTGCCGGGCTTACCGCCAACCAGATCAAGGCAATGATCTTTGCCTATCCCAGCTACGCCTCGGACATCGGTTCGATGGTTTGATGCCTTTCATCGGCGCAGATCCGCCCCATGAAGTTGCGCACAAATGACCGCGCAGAAAGGATTTTACGATGAACCAACAAGCAAAACCGCACGACTGCTGCACCGTTCCCGGCAACGGGAAAAACGATTTCGATCTGGCCGTGATCGGCGCCGGATCAGCGGGGTTTTCAGCTTCGATCACCGCAGCCGAGGCGGGCAAGCGCGTGGCACTGATTGGTCACGGGCTGATTGGCGGCACCTGTGTGAACGTGGGCTGCGTGCCCTCCAAGACGATGATCCGCGCGGCGGAGGCGATCCATAGTGCGGGGGCGGCCAAGCGGTTTCCCGGAGTGTCGGGTGAGGCGCGGGTCGATGACTGGACAACGTTGATGGCGGGAAAAGAGGCACTTGTTTCTGGTTTGCGACAGAAAAAATACGCCGATCTGCTGCCGGGCTATGAGGGTATCACATATATGGACGAAGGGGCAGCGACGCTGGTTGCGGGTGGCGTTCAGGTGGGTGGCCGCCTAATTCGCGCGCCGAAGATCATTATCGCCACCGGTGGACGGTCCGCGCTACCGCCGATCCGTGGCATCGCCGATGT